GGACAGTCGGACATCTGGGACATCATTCCTCTGAACCGCGAACTCAACGAGAAGATGACCGAAGTATCGGACATCATCAACTACCACGCCGCCCCCGTTACCATCATTACCGGCGCTAAGGCCAGTCAATTAGAACGTGGTCCTAAGAAGGTGTGGGCAGGACTTCCCAAGGATTCTCAGGTGTTTAACCTTGAGTCTCGCGGCAACATGTCTGGCGCATTGGAGTACATCACATTCTTGAAGCGTTCGATGCACGAGATTACAGGTGTACCGGAAACCGCTCTTGGTCAGTTCCAGCCGGTTTCGAATACGTCTGGCGTCGCTCTCGCCATCCAATATCAGCCCCTTATGAACCGTTACCATATGAAGCGGATTCACTTCACTAAGGGATTGGAGCGGATCAACGAAATCATCATCAAGACAGCGGCGGTGTTCCAGCCTGAGATGCTGGTATATAACCCCTCGCTGGCTGAGGTGCCGGAGCCGGACCAACTGACGCAGTTGGACCCCGCTGATCCGTTGACCTACCAGACAACGGTGCACTGGCCTGAACCCCTTCCGGTTGATGTACTTATCAAACTCAATGAAGTACAGAGCAAGATGGCTCTCGGCCTTGAGTCGAAGCGTGGCGCTCTCCGCATCCTCGGTGAAGAGTTCCCCAACGAAAAGATGGGTGAGATCTTTGAAGAACTACGTGACGATGCCTTGGACCAAGGAGCGCTTGACATGTTGCGCGCTCAGATCTCACAGGCCGTCATGATGATGACGGGCATGGTTCCAGGCCCGGATGGTACTCCTGGCGTAGTGTCTGCCGGAGGTGCTAATGTAACTAACGCAGGTGCTACTGACGAAGGTGGTACACTGCCGGGAACCGCTGTTAGCGGCCCCGAAATAGATACGATGAACAAACTGGTACAACGAGCATACGGAGCAAGGTTCGCCCAGCGCCGTGTGCCCGACGAGGAATAATTAGCAGTCGCCTAAAACAAGTCCATACACGCCCAACCAAGTGAGGTTAATCAATGTCAGATACCGTTTCGCCTGATGTTATTCAGGTACCCGTCGAGGCTGAAGCCACTAATGCTGAAGTCTCTGCTAAAGAAGAAAAGTACTTCACCGAGCAGGACATCCAGAAAGTCCGCCAGCAGGAGAAGGACAAGTTGTACAAGCGTCTAGAGGACGCTGACACCCGTGTCAAGACCATGGAGGAGCAGTTGTCGCTCCTAAGCCAGGAGCGCGAGAAGGCCGTTCAGGAGGCTCAGGAACGAGCCAAAGCCGAGGCTGAAGCCCTCCGCCAGCGTGAGATGGAAGAACTCTCCGCTAAGGAACTCCTCACCAAGCGTGAAGACGAGTTCAACCAGCGAATTAATCAGGTCGAGGAGGAGTGGCAGGCCCGCTTCAACGACCTTGAGCAACAGCGCCAGGCCCAGGAAGCACTCCTGGAAAAAGAGCGCTATCTACAGTCTCTGGAGTCCTACCGCCAGCGGAGGCTCCAAGAGGAACAGGAGACCATTATCCCCGAACTACGGGATCTTGTCTCCGGTAACAATGAAGAAGAGATTGAAAACTCTATTGCCGTGCTACGAGACAGAAGTAGTGCTATTATAGAGTCAATCCAACAGGCGAGTCAACCGACCCGTCTGAAGGGGGCACCGGTAACGGCACCCCCTACTGGGCCACTGGAAAACCAGCAGGAATACCAAACGATGAGTGCGGAGGACATCCGCAATATGCCGATGGATCAATACGTAAAGATGCGTGAGAGGCTCCTACAGGCTCGGCCTTCCCGAGGCCGGTTCTAAACCCAATATCCAACAACTATCCATCGGAGGATAAACAATGGCATTTCCCGCCCCCACAGGAGGTGCAGTTACCGGAGCCGGTCTTCAGAGCGTTACCACGACCGGGTATTCCAGTGACTCCACCCTCTCACCCGCAATCCAGCAGATCTGGTCAAAGGAAATCCTTTTCCAGGCGATGCCAGTGCTTCGCTTTGAGCAGTTTGCTGTCAAGAAGACCGAACTCGGCGTTATGCCCGGTCTTACCATCAACTTCATGCGTTACAACAACCTCTCGGTCAACCAGTCGACAGCGGCTGAACTGACTGAAGGCGTCCGCATGGAGCCGGTGGCTCTGTCAGCAAGCCAGATTCAGATCACCGTGAAGGAGCACGGCCAGGCTGTGGCCGTCACCGAACTGTTGCTCAACGCTTCGTTCGATGACGTTATGGCCAGCGCCTCGCGCCTCCTCGGTCGTCACATGGCTCAGAGCATGGACATCCAGGCCCGTAACACCCTCTACGCCTCGGGCGTGCCCTTCGGTGGTGGATCCGCTGTTGCTCCGAACGTTGTGTTCGGTCGCACCGCCGCTTCGTCCCGTGGCGCAATCAGCCCCTACGACGCTGGTACTGTCGGCACCGCCGCCAGCCCCGGTTACCTCAGCCCGGCCTCCATCAAGGACGCCGTCGAGGTTCTCGCCGGTCAGAACATCCCGCGTCTTGGCGACACCTACGTGTGCTTCGTGCACCCGTCACAGAGCCGCTCGCTCCGCGACTGGCCAGAGTTCATCGAAGTCACCAAGTACGCCGCCCCCGGCAACTTCATGCTTGGTGAAATCGGTCGCCTCTACGACGTGGTGTTCGTTGAGACCACCCAGGTCACCAAGGGCATCGACACCGGTATCGCCGGTCTCGACTCCGATTCCGGCACCGCAGGTGTTCAGGCCAACGCCGACGCCTACAACGCCATCATGATCGGTGACAACGCCTTCGGCCACGCCATCTCCCTCCCGGTGGAACTCCGTGACGGCGGTGTGATCGACTTCGGTCGTGAGCACGGTCTCGCTTGGTACGCCATCTGGGGCTTCGGCGTGATCACCCACGAGTCGCGAGTTGTTCTCAACACTCTCGGTGGCGCTATTTCCTGAACCTAAGGTTCTAGTAAGGTATGATGGCGGGGGTGGGAAACCGCCCCCGCCATCATCCTTTTATACAATAAACGACAAGGAGTACAGCAATGGCTACTCGCCGGACAACTAAGGCATTTGCAGAAGTAGAAGAAACAACTGATGAAGAGGTCGTAGAGACCCCGTCGGCTGTTGTAGCGGAGAAGGAGACCGTTGTTGCTGACGATCTCGTTTCCTGCCGCGTGAAGGGCACCTGGACAATGTACTGGGGTCGCTCCTCATTTGAGTTTGAAGACGGTAAGCGTTACCGGTTGCCGAAGGACCTGTATGGGTACCTGCGAGCGAACGGCAACATTTACGACACCCTCTGAGCGAGGTAACAAATGCCCTTCATTATCCCTAACGCTATCGATACAACCGGTAGCAATCGATATAACGCCCTCGATCAGGCAGAGCCTGATGCGCTTGATTTCCAGATCCTTGGGAACCGAGCCACGGGTGTTATTTCGGGATGTGGGGTAACTCCTCAAACAGTAGCGAACTACACTGTTGCTGTCGCCTCTGGCTTCGTAGCCATTAACGGCGTTGTTTACAGTGTTTCGTCTAACCCGTCATTGACGCTTCCAGCGGTTCCTTCTAACAACCGCTTTGACCTGGTTGTGGCTCGCCTATCAGCAGGCGCAGTTTCAATCACAGTCGTCACCGGTCCTGACAGCGCCTCTAACCCGTCATTCCCGCCTACCCCAAGCCGGATGACATCAACGGTGGGGGTGCCTACAAGCACTTGGATTAACCCCGACACGGACGTTGTATTGGCCGCCGTCTACCGATCTGGTGCGGCGACCATTACAACGGCTTTCATTGTCGATAAGCGCGTCAATGTTCCAAACACCACAAGCCTTCGTGGTGATATTGCACCCCCATCGTCGCTTGGACAGGACGGTGACTTCTATTACAAAACCAGCGTGGCTGGTAGCCCTGGCATCTACGTCAAGATTGATGGAGCGTGGACTCAACTAGGTCTTGGTGGTAGTAGTGGTGGTGGTGCTGGTGTACCGATTGGCACCGTCATCACATGGGTGTCTAGTACCCATCCTGGAACAACCGAATGGTTGGAGTGTAACGGTAGCGCTATTCCTAGAACTGGGGGTTACGCTGATCTCTACGGCATCCTCAGTACCACCTACGGCTCTGGTGACGGAAGCACAACATTCAACCTGCCGGATTTCCGTGGGGCGTACCTTCGCGGTATGCCTGCGTCAGGCGAAGTGTTCCAACAGACACCTTATGGGTCCGACACAATTACGCTTACTACCGCTAATTTGCCGGTACATAACCATGGGAGTGGTACTCTCGCCGCAGCATCAAATGGGTACCATGATCACTCAGGGTCAGCAATTTCTAATGGTAGCCACCAGCATAACGTCCCTTTCAACGTCGACCTATCACAATCAGGCGGGCTTGGATCAGGATCGGTTACCTCCGCTGGGTCATCCCAGGTACTGACTGCGTCTGCTGGGAGCCACAGTCATACCATTAGTATCGATCCCGCTGGGACACATCAACACTCAGTAAGTGGCAGTACCGGAGACACCGGATCGGGCACTGGTGTGACTATCAACCCACGCCACTACCCAGTAAGGTACTTCATAAAGTATGCCTAATCTTCCTAAGCCCACTGGGGGGTCTGTTCCTGGGTTGGTGAAGAGGCTCATGGCAATGACTGGGCG